TGAAGCGCAACGGATTAAGATTGCCAAATACTTGACCAGCGCCTTAGTAGATATGGTCTACATTTTGGACGAGCCAAGCGTTGGGCTGCACCCACATGATATTCAGTTAATCAAGCAAGCGTTAACGAAGCTGAAGGATAAGGGTAACACAATTCTGATTGTTGAACACAATCCAGCCATGTTTACGTTAGCCGACTATGTTGTCGAGATGGGGCCTGCAGCTGGTCGCACTGGTGGAAACGTGACCTTTACCGGGACTTATGACGAGTTACTGGCTTCTGATACGTTGACGGGCCGGTGGTTGCGACAACCGCATAAATGGGGTCAAGAACGACCAGTCCAGGCCCACTTGGCACTACACCATATTAATGAAAATAACCTGCACGATGTCAGTGTCGACGTGCCCCTCGGTGTGATGACGGTCGTCTCGGGGGTGGCCGGTTCAGGGAAGAGTTCGCTGGTTACCGCGCTAAAACGGCAATTAAAGACGGCTTATATTGATTTAGCCCAGACACCAGTGGGCCTGAATATTCGCTCAACACCGGCGACTTACTTAGGAGTGCTCGACCAAATCCGACAACTATTCGCGAAAGCCAATGGCGTGGCAACTAGTTGGTTCAGCTATAATGGTAAGGGTGCTTGTCCGCGGTGTAAGGGTAAAGGCGTGACCATCACGAATATGGCCTTTATGGATCCCGTTGTGCAGACATGTGAATTGTGTCATGGGCTGCGGTATAATGAAATGGCGCTCAGCTATGCTTACCAGGGTAAGACGATTGCCGACGTGCTCCAGATGTCAGTCACAGCGGCGTTAGCTTTTTTTGCCACGATGGACAAAGTGGCTCAGCCATTGAAGAATTTAGACCGGGTCGGTTTGGGTTACCTAACATTGGCGCAACCGCTCACCACTTTGTCGGGTGGTGAACTGCAACGGTTGAAGCTGGCGGTTGAGCTAGGCAAGCAGGGAACGGTGTACTTGTTAGATGAACCGACTGCCGGTCTGCATTTGCAAGACACACAACGCTTATTAAAATTATTCGATGCCTTAGTGGCCGCTGGTAACTCGTTGATTATTATCGAACATAATCTGGCGGTAATTAGCCAGGCCGATTGGTTGATCGATGTGGGGCCGGATGCTGGTCAGTATGGCGGTCGCATTCAGTATAGCGGAACCCCACGAGCAGCAGTTGACGTGCCTACTTCACGCACTGGCGCCGCGTTAAAGGCTTGGATGACAGCGTGATGACAAAAATTTGATTAAATAAAAAGCACGTGCAATTGCACGTGCTTTTTTAGAAGGGCGGTAGGTGGGAATCGAACCCACGCGTGCCGGAGCCACAATCCGGTGCGTTAACCACTTCGCCACTACCGCCATCACGTTAACTTTTCGTCAACATATCTAGTATACACTAAAATCGTGGGTTGCATAGGACTTTTTGGGGATTTTCAGAAATTAATCGCCTCAGTTTCTGAAGTGTTGGCCAAGGTTCTGCTGTGACCAATAATGACTTAACCGTTAGTAAAAGGCCATAGTTCCCCTAACAATGGGAGCGACGGCCCGTTTGCTGTGGTTAGTGTGTCTAAACGGATAGGTGAGGTGGACCAGCGCTGATCGGTTGAGCAAAATTATTTTAATTTCATCCTTATTGAAGAAAGGCGTAAAAACCTTTGCAAAGTCACTACTTTGTTAAAATCCACAAAATAAAAGAGCCCAGTAAATAAGTGTTTACCGTGGCTCTTTTATTGCTCATAGACTATTTATGCCCCAGGCAGACATAGACAATATTGTTATAATAGCATTTTGAAGGTGTCGGCGACAAGCAAAGACAAATTTAAAAAAACACGTTTTTTTGTACTTGCTATTTATGCAATTAAATGAATGTTTATTATCAAAAATGAATACTAGATTTTGCTTCGTTTTCAGTCTGTGGGCTATTAAAAAGTTTGTCTAAGGAGCCGGAAATTTTTTCGTCTGAGCGTGCTTTATACTCATCAATTAGGTATGCGTATATCCGGGACGTGGTGCCAATATCAGAATGGCCAAGACGTTTCGATATAATGTATAGGTCAATATTCTGAGAGAGCAGGAACGCAACGTGAGAGTGCCGCAGACTATGAAAGTGGAACCCTTTTCGTGTGATGCCCAATGCTTTTAAGTCAGAGCGCAGAACTTTATTAACGCCGTTAGAGGTTGGAATGTCATGGGCAACGTTCTCAAATACCATTTCTCGGTTATTTGCCTTAAGTGCTTTCAGACTATCTAAAAATTGTTTGTTAACACGGATGGTTCTATTTGAGCTTTCAGTTTTAGTTGGCTTGAATCCACCACCTTCAACATAGTTCCATGATTTATTTATCGAGATAGTATTGAACGTAAAATTAATGTCTTTCCAAGTTAGTGCCATGATTTCTCCTAATCGTGCCCCGGTAAAGATGGCAGCCATGATCATGTATTGTGACGTGTAACGAGGATTGAGGTGATTCTGTACATAAGCCGTTAGCTGCTTAATCTCAGCTAGACTTAGGTAATCAATCTTAAGACTACGATTTTTGTCATAAGTGATAATTACGTTATAAGTGAAGTCAGTTTCAACATCTTTTTCAAAAACAGCATTGCCAACACAAGCTTTAATTAAATTGTGCAGTTTCTTAACTGAATCTTTCGCATGATTTTTGCCATATTGGTTTATGAATTTTTGGTAATCCTTACGAGTAATATCTGCAATACGTGCATGAGCAAAGTAATTTTCTATTTCAGTATGGACTAATTCATATCTACGAGTTGTGATATAGGCGAGATTAGGTTTGCGGTATGTCTCATACCACGAATAGAAGTATTTAGAGAACTCAATAGATGGCTTCTTTTCTAGTTCACCAGAAAATTTACTAACTTCGAATGAGTTAGCAAATTCCTCTGCGTCTCGTTTACGGGTGAATGTTTTTCGTTTACTTAGGTAGTTGCCTGCATGATCTCTATACGAAATTCTTACTAGGTAACCTTTTTTCACACGTTTAATTTGTGCCATAATAAATTCCTCCTTGTGATATACTAGAAGGGCTGAAAGGGCGCACTAGCCCTGCGTAATAGTTCAGGTGCACATCCATCTTCTTGGCGGGAGGGGATGTGCTTTTTAGCTTAATTAGATTGAAAATTTTACCGATAATAAAAGCCCCAACGCGGGACCTTTATCATTAGATCAATCTTCATCATCAAACAATGGAATTAATCCATTTTTAATGTCATCTTGAATAGACTTTCTCTCTAGTTCTTTGGCGAACATTTTTTTGAAATTTTTGTCAAAATCAATGTGATCAGAGGACATTCGCATAACCATGATGAGCTGGTTTAAATGTTTATCTAGCTGAGGAATCCCGATATTTTCTGTCAAGTATTGAAAATATTTGTGTCCTCTGTACATTGTGCTACGAGCTGATTCCTTTACCGGATTTCTTTTTCGTAATTCGTCGATTACTTTTTCTGGGAAAACCCCGTACACATATTTTAAAGTAAAATTACCAATCCATTGTGGCCTTTTTACGTTATTAGGATCAAATTTATCCGAAATTCCATATAGACGATATATTTCCTCATAAAATTCTTTAGGAAATCGCATTTGCCACTTCATTAAGTCCTCTGAAATATAAGCGCTTAGTAATTTTTGGAGCGCCTTACTTTCCCTGTCATATTGGTATCCTGTGGCTTCATCAATTAACGCGGTAATTCCAAGCTTAGCTAATGATCTGACGATAATCATAGAGCGCCTATAGACTGCTTCCTGTGGTTTTGTTAAAGCCCCCTTGTCGTGCGCCTCAATATATAAATCAGCAACACGGGGAATTAATGTAGCATCATAGGCTTCAGCAATCCGACCATTTTTTGCACGATATTTAATAGGAGTTAAACGGGCTTTTAAATCATCATCTATAAATTGAACTATATTACGTGCACCAATAAAGGCTGGATAACCTTCTATACGGGCATTACCACGTCTTGATCGTCCAACGGCTTTAAACACATCAGTTGCTGTTATGAGTCTTTTTCCGGATTTTGTGACAAGAGCATACAAGGTTAAATCGCCAATTTCTATATAGCCAGTATGAGTAAGTTCCTCTGCTTTTTCCATTTTATCATTCCTTTTTTGCGAATATGAATCACATTGACATTATAACGAATTATATTAATTCAGCAAATTGGACCGACGAGTTTTCTAAATTTGTTACAACGCGAGCGGCAGGAGTCGGACCTACATCTGTTAGTATCTAGTTAGCAATTCAGAGGAGTACCGTTCTACCGTTGAACTACGCTCGCATGTTGCCCGCTAGGCTGGTAGTGGGCGAGGGTGCTATTTAATTTGATGTTGAACCCGATAGTTGTGAATAGCAAGAGCAAATAAGGCAATTGCCAGCGCAAAACATCCAATTATAAACACAATCCAACCGTATGCTTCAAACCAAGCAATCACGTTCACTAATATTCCAAATCCAATGAACCACCATAGCCATTTAGTGAAAAATTTATATACTAACCATCCAATGATAATAGTAAATCCAATTAATGCCATGATTATTTATCCTCCTGTTTGTTTTCCAACGCTTTAAGCTTAGCTTGAATAATTTCATTTTGTGTTTCCAATTTTTTAATTTCAGCATATAACTTGTCGAAGTTAGAAGTATCTTCTTTGGCAAAGTAACTAGTGATAGTACTAGTTAATATACCAATAAAGCCAACACCAATTAGCATTAATAAAACAGCGGCAAATCTTCCTACTAATGTGTGTGGTGAAATATCACCGTAACCGACAGTTGTAGATGTAACGATTGCCCACCACATTGCATCTCCCCAAGAAACGTTTTCTGCTATCGAATATAGCGTAGCTGAGATGAATAAGATTGCTAGGCATACCCATAGCAAATATATAAAACCATTTATTTTAGAGAATTTTTTTAACTTAGATTGTGCCTTACCAATAAATCCAATAAGTCTAATAAACTTAAATAATTTGAATAACCGTAGAACTCGGAACATTCTTGAAAACCTGAATAAAGTAAACATTGAATTAAACGGTATTATCGCTAGCAAATCAAAAATATTGTGTTTGAAAAAGTATTTTTTGTCTGTAGCCTCGATAAATCTGCTCACGTAATCTAATGTGAAAATAATTAGTATTCCATCATCGACTATATTCCATGGAGTGCTGTTCAAGTTGATAACTCCGGAAAAATCAAATATGGTAATTGCTACAGAGAATAGGGCCAATATTCCTATAATCAGTTCGTAAGTCTTATGTGCATATTTCAAATTAAAATCACCAACCCCCAGCTTTTACCGACGTCCGTATCTGGTCTTATGTAAGTATAATACCGCTAAATATGTAGAACGTGTGTTCTTTTTGGCGCATAAGCAAAGTCCCACATAGGGGACTTAAAGCACAACTACACCCTTTATCTTAAAGTTTTCGTTGCCACTAACATCAATCGGGTCGTATTTGCTGTTTAAGCTAACCAGTTCACACTTAGCTCCATTGCAATAATACTTCTTAACGTAAGCCTTACCATCAACATAGGCTATAACGATTTGACCATTAAATGCTTCCTCTGAATACTTAACAAATATAATTTGCTGGTCAGTAAACAGTGGCTCCATAGAATCACCATTGACTTGTAGGGCGTAGTCATATTCAGGCACAGTGCCCGTGTAATCAACTTCGGTTGTATCATCTTGTAACTCCTCACCAGTACCGGCAGATACAGCACCGAGCAGCTTAATTTGCGTTCGTGGCATACGTACAATGGTATTATTTTGTTCTTTCAATTGATTGTCAGCGTAGTTATAAACATTTTGCTGACGATCAGGGTTTAATTGATTATAGATATCATTAATATCGTTTTTGTAAAATGTGTCACCTACTAATTCACTTGTTGACACTCCAAACAGAGTAGACATTAAAGTGATTTTATCCATTAATGGATTATTACGTCCTGACTCCCATGCAGAAATCGAAGTAGGCTTAACTTTTAATATAGATGCTAAATCTTTTTGAGTATAACCATGACTTTTCCTAAGTCTTTTGATGTTTTGTGAGAGGTTCATTTTTTTCACTTCCTATTTATTTGTTAAAATAATTGTACACTTGAAGTACGCAAAAGTAAACACTACGTAAAATAATAATGCCAAAATGCCGTTTTTGGCTTGCAAGTACACTTCAAGTGTACTAAACTATAAATGTAGTCAAGAGGAGGTGACAATATGAAAAATGATAAATTTGATATCAAGTCCGCTCGTATTAAAGCTGGTTTTACACAGCAAGAAATTTCTCGAAAATTAGGAATGTCTCGTCAAACATACGAAAAGTACGAAAGCGGAAATATTTATTTCCGGGTAGATACCGCTTGGAAGTTTGCGGCTATTTGTAACATATCGTTTGACAACATTATTTTTTTTAAAGAGAAGTACACTTCAAGTGTAGTTTAAGGAGACGAGTACAATGCAAAAAATCAAAAGCTTTACAGATGGATATGTCAACCTGCCAGTTCGACAGTTAGATGATGGCAGCATTCAATTTGATGCTGAACAAGCAGCCATTGGGTTGGGAATTAGTCTTGAAAAGTCAGGAATTAAATATGTTCGCTGGGAACGAGTAAGAAAATACTTAAATTCTCCACTTGTGGAGAAAGGCGATTTCATAACTGAACCGCAATTTTATAAATTGGCAATCAAGGCTAATAACGAAACTGCTGAAAAATTTCAAGACTGGGTAACTTCGGAAGTCTTACCAGCAATCCGTAAGAACGGCGTTTACATGACTGACCAGACAGCCTACGACATTACACACGATAAGGACGCGTTAGGTGACTTGCTATTACAGGCAGGTAGCCAGCTCAAACAAAAGGACTTAGTTATCAAGGAGTTGAAGCCTAAGGCTGATTACACCGATAGCATGTTAGCCAACAAGGGACTAGAAACAATTTCAATGATTGCTAAGAACTACGGCTACTCAACACGTGAGTTCAACAAGTTGCTACATGGCTTAGGCATTCAATACAAGCAAGGTAAAACATGGCTATTGTACGCGAAGTATCAAGACGAAGGCTATACGCACGTTGAACCATACGAGTATACAAATAGCGATGGCATCAAGCAGGTACGTAACACGATGAAATGGACACAAGCGGGGCAAAAGTTCTTGTATGACTTTTTGAAATCAAAGGGAATCATGCCATTAGTTGAACAGCCAGCATAGGAGGCGAGTTGCATGGAAAAAATCAAAGACGCACTAGGAACGGCAATCCTATTTATAACATGGTGTTGTGTCAACTTTTGGCCGTTGATTGTGGTTGGAACTGTGATAATTACGGCAATTATTTTTTTATTAAATAGTTAGCTATAAGAGTAGTCAACGCTGAAATTGTTGCTGGTATTACGAACGATGATACCAAAAAGATAATTAAGGATTCGCTAAACATTTCCACGGATGTCCAAGCCTTAGCAGTTAAACGAAATCTATTAATGCCAGGGTGATCAAAAAAATTGCCAGTATTGTCGATGAAACCATGTTTCTTCAACAATTCAAGATGCTTTTGTTCTTCATATTTTTTAAACTTGAAATGTTTTCGTATTTCCAAAGAACCTACAAAGTTTTCTTCTTTATATTCTTTAACAATATATTTTAGGACTCGAATTGTAGACCACGGAAGTTCCTTGAAGATATTATGCATAATTATAACCTCGATTCGTTTAAGTCAAGTATACAACTAAGTAAGCATAGGAGGCGAAGCAGTATGGCAAAAACACTAAAGCAACTAGTACACGTATTATGGGCAATCGAAAAAGACCTCCATGTTATCGCAAGTAACACGGAAGCCTTCAGAATGCGATATGTGGGGTGCGATGATCCAGGTCCAAAAGGCCCTTTAGGGCACCCCAACGTATCAAAGAAACAGGGCAACGATACGTTTAAATGATTTTTTATGTTTGAACGATTGGTATACAAGGTTGTTCAGATTTTCCATGAAGGTGAAGTTATCTGAAATAGTTCTAAGTAGAAACATTTCTGACCAAATTTCTGGATCATCATTGATGATCGGCATAATTTGATTAGCTAAAAAGTTGAAATGTGGACGATCTTCATGATTTTCCCGGAAATAAGTCAAAATTTGAGAATCTTCATTTTGTAAATCTTTAAAGTTGAATGAATTGATGTGAAGCGTTCGTTGAAATGCGTAGTTTTTGAAAATGTCAGAAGACAATGGATAAAAATTGCTCTTAGATAACCAGTTTAGCCAGTATCTTGAGGAACATTCACAGATGACTTCTTCAAACCACTCATCACGCATAGGCGGCCATTTCGAATCAACTAAGTAATGGCACAGCTCGTGAGCATATTGGAAAGCATATTGTCCCCAGTAGCATCCTGGAGAAGCATCTAAGATGATTGCATTTTCTCCGGCAACTTTTAGCGGATTCTTAGAAGAAGGAACGTTTGTTATTTTACCGATGGGTATATCAGTAATGTGAAATTTGTTATTGATGTTTACAGTTAATAAATCTAACAACTTGCATACTGATTCATGATAGTAAATATCGGCATCGGTTTTATCCAAGAAGGTTACGTTCCAATGAGATTCAGGAAGTACGTATGTGTTTCTCATATTTATCACCTCGATTAATTGGAATAAGTCAAGTATACAACTAAGCCAGCATAGAAAGATTAGCAATATGAAATTAGAAAGGAGACTCTATTATGCAAGCACTAAAAGTGGCAGCAGTTCCGATGCACGTTAAAAACATGGACCAATATGTATTAGTTGATACAGATGCGTATAACAAGCTACTGGATCAGACTACACATGGACGTACATGGATAATGGACGATTTACGTATCTGGTGTGGAGACAAATCGATTAAATGGATTAAAGAAAATATCCTTGAAAATCCAAAATACAGCCGACAGATTGGCAGAATGGAGCAACAAGGTCAAATAATTCACAAGGGACGTGGTAGCGCCTGGAAGTTTAAGGCTAGCGTGATGGCTGACTTTTTGGAATCTCATTGGGAGGAATTGCCGTGGTAGAAGTAGCGGTATTAACCTGGGTGCTAACATCCGTATGGTACAAGCGCCGAGAGATTAGAAACTGGTTTGGAATTTAGGAGGAAACGATATGTATGGAGAAGACATTGAGCACGCGTTAAGAGCACGTAAGTATAACGCGATTCGTGCAGATGAACGTGAGCTGATTAACGCTATCACGTACGATACAGATAGAATCATTAAGCGGCGCCCGTGCTTTGGCTATTCAGAAGAATTTATTGGCGAATTACAAGAACACGATATTAATGTTTGCGAGCCAGATGGAAATTCTGAGCGCACTCAAAAAGATGTGGCTGTAGTTGAACAAAATGGACAGCAATTCGAGATTATTACCAATGGTATTCAAGTGCTCAAGTAGGAGGAATGATCATGCAAAAAGTATCAATTTTACCACTCCATGAGTGGAAACGAGCGCAAAAAAAGCCATCGCTAGTATCGGCTAACGATGGACTAATGGAAGAGATGCTCAGTACCAACATCTACTCTATTCCAAAGCAGCCTCGTTTGCAAGCTAAAAGACAAAAATACTCCCTACTGGAGTGGATTACAAGAGTAGGGAGCAAGAGAACTATTCAAGGTGTGCGTATATATTAACGCTAACTCGAAATGTTTGCAAGTGCTAAGAAAGCGAGGACAGTAGTTATGGAAGAAATTGTGAACAATCACATCAAGTTTCTAAAGCGTGTTATCAACAGCATTTGGATCAGTGATGGCGAATCACTGGCCAAGTTGTACGAAATGTTAGATAAGAGTGAAACAGAATTGAACGAATTACGGGGGTTAATTTGATGATTAATGAATTGCTTAAAGAAGAGCTAGAAACGGTTAATGATCGTGAAAAGGAAGGCTTTCAAATTAATTCGCTACAGTCTGCTGACTGGGCGATGCGTAAGCTACAAGCAATCGAGAAACATGATCAGGAAGTCAAAGAAGCAGCACAAGCAGATATTGATCAAACAATTGCTTGGCGGGATCGTAAACTTACTGAAAATGAATCTAGTCGAGAATATTTCCACGGATTGCTGAAGGATTATCTATATCGTGAACGTCAGCATGACAGTAAATTCAAAATCGATACTCCACATGGAAAAGTAACGACTCGTAAGACACCGGCAGGTCTGAATTATGATGAAACAAAGGTACTAAAGTCATTACGAGACCAAGGAATTAAAGAACTTATTAAAACCAAGGAAACCATCAAAAAAACTGATTTAAAGAAGTCCGGAACGATTATTAATGGAAAATTCGTGCTTGAAGATGGACAGATTGTTGATGGTGTAACTGAGAAGCCAGCCAGTGAATCCGTTAAGTTTAGTTTGTAGGAGGCAAAATGAAGTTTTATGCGGATGGAAACATTCCGGTTATACCCAATATGTACTTCATATATGGTGATGGTGGTACCGGTAAGACCAGTGTAGTGAAACAGTTTGTAGGCCACAAGTTGTTGTTCAGCTTCGATATGTCGAGTAATGTCTTGATCGGTGATAAGGACGTCGATGTTATTATCTTTGAACATCGTGATATGCCGAATATCCAGGCAATGGTTGAACAATATGTCATGCAAGGAATTTCAGATGCTAAGTATCAGGTGATTGTATTAGACAATATCACAGCACTTCAAAACTTGGTATTGGAAAATATTGATAATGCCGCAAAGGACAATCGCCAGAATTATCAAAAATTACAATTGTGGTTTAGAGATCTCGGTACGATTTTGAAAGAAAGTGGCAAGTCCGTATATGCTACTGCTCATCAACTTGACAATGGTTCGTCAGGTATTAGTGGTGAAGGTAGATACCAAGCTGACATGAACGAAAAGACGTTCAATGCGTTTACTAGTATGTTTGACCTCGTTGGCCGGATCTATTTGACGGGTGGCGAACGCATGATTGATTTAGATCCCGAAAAGGGGAATCACGCCAAGAACCGAATTGATAATCGCAAATTGATTAAAGCGAATGAACTAATCCAAATAACTAAAGGAGCAAAATAAAATGGCACTTTTTACAGTAGATTCAAATAACACTTTCGGACAAACTGTCGAAGAAGCAGGCAAATATAATGTGGTTATCGCGTCTAGTTCACAATACACGAAAACCAAAGAGGCTGGCAAGCCCATGGCGATCTTTGACTATGAGGTTTTAGACGGCCCATACAAAGGTGGTCTAATCCGGTTTGACAATGAGGTCTGGGACAGTACTTCGGAGGACAAAGCTAAGTTATCCGCTAAACGCTTTAACACCATTGCAGTAGCTTTAGGTGCAAGTAATGGCACAGCATTTGATTCAATTGAACAGTTTGTCAGTCAAGCAGTAGGGCATCAATTGGCAATCACGGTTGATTGGGATACTGGTTCAAACGGAAAAGCCTATTTAGCGGTTAAAAGCTACGAGCCGTTTATGCAGGATGGCAGTAAACCGAATGGTGTTAAGCGGCCAGCAGGCAGTAGCAATACAGGAAATAGTGGCTTTGGCAATCACAAAAGCACAAGTGGTGGTTTTGGCACGACGACTAATAGCCAACAGGGGAATGGATTCAGCACTCCAGCAAGTAGTAATGCTGGTAATACGCAAGTCCCAGGATATAGTAGTCAATCAGCTAATAGTTACCATGGCAGTGGTTTTCCCCCAATTCCAGACGGATCGCCCTTCTAATTTAAACTGTTTATTAAACAAAGCTTCCAAACATTGGGGTGACTAGATGCAACAGTCACGAGCGCAGTTAATTGAGCAGGATGGCCAATACTATTTGGTTACACGGTTAGATGAGAAGCCTAATTTAGACCATGTAGAGACCGTTAGCGGCTCCCGCAGCCAATTTTATGTGGATTGGGAAATAGCTGACACACGTAAAGCTAGGCCACAACAGCGACGCTTGTTCTTCGCGTTGCTTAGTGACATCTATACGTGGTCAGGTATGCCGACAGACTTCTTGAAAAACTTGTTTTATTTGCAGTATGAGTCATACACGTTTGGCAAGCAGATTAGCCTGTCAGACACCACAGAATCATCTGTGAGCGATGCTAACCAGTTGTTAGACCTAGTCATCGACTTCATGTTTGAGTGGCACGTACCGTTCAAGGCAGGCTATAAGCTATTGCCGCGTGAGCAAGAGTATTATCTGTTTCAATGTTGCCGTCATCGAGTTTGCATGATCTGTGGTAATCGTGCTGATATCCATCATGTAGACGTTATCGGAGCTGGCTTGAACAGAACACACGTTGACCACACCAAACGGCACGTTATGGCATTGTGTCGAGTCCATCACAGCGAGATTGAGCAAATTGGCTCCGTGGCATTTAGTGCAAAATACCACGTCCCAGTAGATGGCATAAAACTAGATAAAGAAACGTTAAAACGAATTGGCTTGAAAGGTAAATACAGCAGTGACTAATACACCGGGTAGGTGGAATGCCTACTAGTAAATAAGGGAGGATTAAGAGATGGCACAAAGGAGAATGTTTAGTAATACGATCACGGATTCTGATTTGTTTATGGATATGCCTAAGTCAGCTCAGCTACTATATTTTCATTTGAATATGCATGCTGATGATGATGGGTTTGTGGGTAATACGAAATCCATTATGCGGATGACTGGTTCAAGTGATGATGATTTAAAAATTTTGTTAGCCAAGCAGTACCTTATTCCGTTTGAGAATGGCGTCACTGTGATTAAAGATTGGCATATTCATAATTACATCCGATCAGATCGTAAGCACCCCACGAAATATACTAGTGAGCTTAAACAATTAGAGCTAAATGAAGACGCTAGTTATAGTAAATTGCCCATCGGTAGTCAAGTGTCAGC